TCCACCATCATCTTCTCCCAGAGAGCGGGATCATCGGGGAGGTGCATGATCTGCTTCTCACCCTTGGCCTCTGCCATAACGCGCCCCTTCAGGAGCGCGAATGCTTTTTTTAATGAGGCCCCTACATCCTTGGCTAGTCGTCTTTCGAGTTTGCGCCGGAGGTCATCGGCGTAGTCGCGCTTGGCCTTCTCGTCCTCTGTCTTTGGCCCTGAGATGTCACCACCTTGCGCTGACTCGTCCTCTTCGGTAGTATTCCCTGTCTTCCCCTGGTTCAACGCTTGCAACCGCTCCGCGTTCTCTTGCCGCTTGGCTTCCTGCTTCCTAACCAAGTCCTCTTTGGCCATGAGGTCAAATATCTCTTGGGTGATCTCTCCAGACTCAAGCATTTCAGTGCGGACAGCCAGGGGAGACTTGACGCCAGAACTGATGTAGCTTTGGCGTTCTGTCGCTTTCCCAGTAGATAGGTTCTGCTGTTGGATGTCGTCCTCGACGTCCTTCTCATCAAACTCAAACTCCACCGTCCTCGGAAGGATGCCGGCGTAATTCATCATGTGGGCAAACCGCTTCATATACATGGCGGGACCTTTGCCCTTTGATTTCAAGTGCAGCGTGGCTGACTGTGTAGACGAACCCAACGCACCGGAGGCTAACGGAGCTAGGTCTTGATAGTCACACCCTAGAGCCATAGCCAGGATGGTGATGTACCACTTCAGCTCTTTGTCTTTGTCGAACCCGTCAGGCATAGCCGCCAGGTCGACGACCTGAGCCGTGGCGGGCTTGGCAGGGTCCAGCGAGCCATAGATGGCCGGCTTCAGGTATCGGACATAGCCTTTCTGCAACTGGATCTCGGTGTGCTGCTTGAGCATATCCTGCATCTGCTTCTGGCCTATGTTGTTCACCAGTATGAACCCCTTGGTGTTGAAGCCACTGATCTTCTCCCGGTCATGGACTGAGATGTCGCGCATACGCTGGGCTTCTCTGAGAATGCGGTACACAGCGCACATACCCACCCCGTTCATAGTCTCGATGGGCGAGGGCATGTCAGACATGGCCCAGACGTTGTGCGGAGCCAGTTTGTGCTGCCCTCCGAAGATGTCCACGTAGACCACTGGATAGTCAGGCACACCCGTCCGATGACATCGTGCTGAGTCCAGATGGTTGATGCCGATACAAGGCGACTCGGGAGAATCGGTCTCTCTGATGATCTCAATGAATGCACCGTTGTTCTGAGTCAGGTAGTCGATGTTCCAGCGATAGCAAATGTCGATCCAGTTCTCTATCAGCATCTCCCGGAAGATTTCCACCAGCGCATCAGAGCCTTGGAGCGTCCAGGAGAAGGCCGCGTTCCGGGTAGCGATGGCGTACAGTGAGGATTGCAGATAACTCTCAGTCGGCCAGAACTCACGCAGTTTGGTGTCGAGTCCGGCGGGATCGGCACCCCATGCAGGAAAATCATCCGCAATGCTGGACAGTGAAAGAATCAACCCCCCGGCTGGGGAGGTCTCGTAGGGTGACGTTTTGACTACTGAACGGGCTTGTCGTTTCTTCGCGGGAGCTATTGGCATGTTAAGCCTCCTTTACGTGTATGTGAAGAGTGACCCCCCGCTTACCTACCCAAATGACATCACCGGACTTGGCGTTCTTCGAGCGCCGTCTTGGCCTGTACTGCTTCTAGTCTGTCCAGTCTCTCGGTGAGCCTAGCCATATCGGCCTGAAGATTCAACACCTGAAACACCAAGCCCAAATCGGATGTCCTGCCCACAGAATTAGCAAGGGCAGTGGGTTCGTTAGTGTCCGTAACGTTACTAGCTCCGTTACGCGTAACGTTACGGTGCTTCTTCTGTCTCTCCGCGTTAGTCAGTGCCATCGTCTTGATTATACACCCTTGTCAACAGGATCATCCTGGATGCAGAACTCCACAATCTCCTGGCAATCCGCTATGGTGTCTTCCAACAGAGTTACCTTGCGCTTGACGATCTCAGCCGGAGGATCGGAGTGATAGAGGTAGTTCCAAATCATCAACCGGGAGATGCAACTATCTGCCTTCTCGCTGACTTCCTCTTCAGTCATGTTGCCTCCGCACTAAACAGCATCCCCAGAATGTGTGCAACCGTCATCACATCTGTCTAAGTGCCTACGTTTCCACACCTTGAATATCGTCAAAGGCAATCCGGTAAACGCAAACGGAATTGACTGTACCAGGCTAATGACTAGCCCGCATAGACCACCGCAGAATCCGCAAAAACAAGGCATCAGCGCATCTTCTCCATCAGTGACCAGTATACTACCGAGTACAAGATGTCAAACAGAATGTAGGAACCCAATAGGATGCCTCCCAGCGTGTAATCTTCCGCGCCGAAGGCATAGGCGATACCAAGACTCCAGGGCGTACTTAACGCACTGAGTAAGACGATGAACGTCTTTAGCGCCTGGAGGCTCATCTTGCACGTCCGTCATAGTATCCCCCTCACTTCACAGCGTTTGTCTCGGAGATGTGTTGGCATAGGCCACGGCTTGTCCTGCCCACCCAGGAGAACAGTAGGGGGAATCAACGTATTAGGCGAAAAGCCCTTCCTGCGCCCATGACCGCCCCACTTCAAGAATGCCGAACACTTGACCAATAGGGTCCGATGGGCCTTGACGTTGCCCTTAGTCCAGCCGTTCTCTTGCCGGGTGTGGTGTTCGTCAGGCTCAAGCATTTCAGCCGGCGCGATATTGGCGTCGTGGTCGTGGGCCATCATTGCCACGTCACACCGAACGAACTGCGCTGTTCTCTCTACCTTCACGGCCTTGGCTGCCTTAGTCCTCGCCCCGCCGTACCCGTGGGTGGCGTACACCCAATACACAAACGGCTCTCCTAGTTTACGGTGGCACCGATCACCAAAAGCTATCCGCAGGAATATGCCATCGGGGTCATAGGGGATAGCGAGTGCCTTGGCGATGTCCGAGGTAAGGTCCACGCCAGTTCTCTCATAGATTCTGTCCTCATGGTTCCCAGTAGTCGCCCCTAGGAGTTTCGACGCTATTGGCCTCAGATCGTCCGTTATGCGGTCTCGCTGATATTGAGGGTTCATGGTCTGTGAATACACATCGCCCTTGGAGTCGCGCAGAACAGAGTCCAGAAGATCACCAACGAGAATGGCCCGCGCCTGTGGTTTGTTCTTAATATAGAGGATGGCGTTCTCCCATCCGTCCTGGTCGGAGAATTGATTGCCAGTGTGCTTATCTGCCAGCCCGAAGAGTTCGAGAGAACGGAGCTGCGGGTCAAGAGTCTGCCCGAACCACTCTATCTCACTACTCATCCATCCCTCCTAGATGTTCAACCGAGATTCAAGCGCAAACATTCGTAAGCACTCATGGAAATTGCCACTGCGAGATCAATTTTTCTGGACTCGGCTTTCTTCACAATTCTCAAGCGTGAATCCTCGTCCTTCTGCAGCTTGGCATTGGCATTCTGGATATGCTCACGTACCTCTAGCTCTCCCGAGTGCGCTATCCTGCGATGGCTGATGAGCTGGTACAGCATGGTATCGGCCTCAAGTCTGTCAGCGCCCTGGTTGAACTCGTGGAAGTTGCCCACACCTTCAGCTAGTAGCCGGGTGGCGAAGTCGTGGAGCTGGTACGGGTCATAGCAAATCTCGACTATGTTGAAATGTGTACAGACATCGCGTACCACAGTCTCAACCTCTCGGAAGTCGATGGCACCACCCTTCGGCGGTATCCATGCCTTAGAGTAACGTAGTCTCACGCAATCATCAGGCTTGTCAGGGTCCCGACTCATAATCACTAGCCCAAAGCAATCACCAGTCACAGCGGCGTCTAGGGATAGAACCATTGGAGTCTGTTCGCCGGGTGTCATGGGCAGTGGTGCTTTCTTGCAAGCGTCCCACCACATTATCGGCACAAACTCAGACTCAGAGGACACCCACTCATTCAAGTGCAGCCGTTGGAACTGCTGAGGGCTCTGGGTACCCGCTTCTGAGGCATAGTATGTCTTACCGCGCTCTCCCTGGAGCCAAGGCATCCGGCGGGCTTGGGTTCCGGAATCCCAAAACGTGAACATGCGCTTGGCATCGTTGACCCAGCAGGGGATCAGGTCGTCAGGATTGGGCGACTCGACGAAGGCACCCTGAGCCTTCCGCATATCTTTGACGCGGAGCTGCCGGCCTTCCTTGACCGTCTGCTCGTAGAGGGACCATAGCAACTCAGACTCACCCTCATACCCGGCATAGGTCACGACCATACGCACGGAGTCCGGGCGGGCGGGTGACGGCGCCACCTCTGCCCAGAAGCGGAGCGCATCCTTGTGAATGAAGCCCCACAACTCTTCCCAGATGGTGATGATGGGATTCGCGCCGGCCTCGCCCTGGTAGTCAGTGGCAATAGCCTTGCAGGTCGTGCCATTGGTGAGGCACGTCATCAACTGGGCCTGTACCTGCCAGCGGTCAGGGAGCAGTCCCTTGGAACGAACGAACCCCGGAGTCAGTTCGATGCTCTGCTTATGCGCCGCGAACCCGCGCCCGAGCGCCTGAGCCAAGTCGTTGCCTACGTAGAGGACTTCCCCGTATTGCCCCCAGCTCTCGGAGGCCCACCGGCCTACCAAACCCGCCACCGTGGACTTTCCGCTCTTCTTGGGTTGGCTCCAGAGGATAGTGTCAAACCTCAGTCGCCCATCCACACGCGCAAAGGCGTAGTCGAGGACGGCTTCCTGATAGGGTTCCAGGTGGATTCGCTTGGAATCGCCACTCTCTGAGGGGATGTAGTAGTTAGATCGCGCCCAGGCGGATGGGAAGCGCCGCCAGCCTTCCTTGAGGATGTCGTGGGCCAGCGCACGGCGGTCTAGGACAGCGGGCATTTTAACGCCTTCATCAACTGTTCTCCTATGAATCTGGAATAGGCCGGGGGGATGGCAAGTTGCAATTCACGTTCAGACATCCACACGATTCCCATAGCTGCCTCTGGTGTAGTCTTGCACGGCAAGGGGGAAGCCTCTCTCACCCCCGGCCCATGTCGAGGTTCTTTGCCGCCCTTAGCGTATACAGCCGCGAAGTCTCCATGCGCTACAGTTCCCCAGTGATTGCAGGATGCCGGGGCCATAGGCGGCGGGAATGAGGTGTGGAAGAACCGATGCCGGATAAGGGGCAAGCCGAACATCGTTCCGCATAGCATCAAATTCGCGTCTATCGGTGCGCGTTCTGTATTCTCGATGATGTATGGCTTACTGCTACTCCCTAATAGTTCCCTCAGTGGCTCAATTAGGCGAGGATGCTTCGATGGCTTGCGCCCATTCTTGTTGGTGTCCATGTAGGCTTGGCAAGGCGGACTAGCCCAGTACGCATCGAATCCCTCAAGCGGATAAGTCAGGGCATTGCCGAGATGGAATTCAAACGGATAGCGAGGCTGTGGCTTGATGTCCACTCCGACTATCTCAAACCCTGCCTGGTACAGTCCCATCGCAGCACCTCCAGCACCGCAGAAGAGGTCGAGGATGCGCGGCTTCATTTTGGCATCATTGCGGATGTAGGTTTCCCTACTTGGCTTTCTCATTGCAGCAACAATCGCTCCACTTCCTTCACCGCTGCTTCGAGTTCAGCATCAGGCACCTTGTCTGCTCTGAATACGGTCTGCTCCTGCTTGATCGGCCCGCCATCCTTGCCGGTGATCTCTGCCTTCACTGGGGCATAAGCGCCTTCCATCTTGTTGAGCTCGGCTATGGCCTGCACAGGGGGATGTAGTTTCAGCTTGATGATGACCGTGGGCTTGGAACCATCCTTGTCGTACTCGGTTGAACTGGTGATTTCCTGAATGGCCGCACTACTGACGCTCTCTAGTCCTACATTGATCCACGATCCATCAGCCCCACATTCTACAAAGTCCGTCAACCGTGCCATAGCAATCTCTGAGAGGCGTTCTTTGCGTTGCAAGACGGTCATAACCTTGGCAGAAACGGCCATCTCGTTCAGTTGAGCGATTCTGGCCTTCACACTGTCATTTTGTGTCAGTCGAACAGCATGACGGCCCGCAGTTTTGGCAGAATACCCCGCATCTTTGGCAGCTTGTGTACCGGATTTGCCAGCAATTACACCCCGGCAGAACAGTTCTTGGCGTTGGTTCATCTGTTATAGTCTACACCGGAAGTCAAGTGCCTCTGAAGACTGTCTGACACAGAAACTCCATGCCCATCACGTGAAGCCGTTCAATTGCTTCAACTCCATCAAGGAGGCCAATAGGTTGTCCAATCTTATTGCCTTGTGTCGGAGTTGTCACATGAAGGCCGACTATAAATCCCGCCATCTACCTCGTTTCCTCCCCCTTGATTCGGCGTGAGGGTCTAAAATCCTTGGCAGAATTGAGACAAATCCGAGCCACGTCCCTGTCCAGGAAGCGACTCTGCAGGGGCAGGGGCAGCGTCTTGACGTCGCGGTTGGTGGTAAGGATAGTGTGCAACCGCTCGGCGTAGCGGTGGTTGACGATCTCCTCCAGGAGACCCGCCGCCCAGGGTGTGTTGTGCTCGAAGCCAATCTCGTCCAGGGCCAAGAACTGCACAGCCTTGATCTCTTCGATGAACCCTTGAGAATCGTCCTTCCGGTCGATCTTCAAGCGGATCTGCCCCAGCATATCGGGGAAGTAGAGGAACCGGGCCTTCATGCCTTGCTTGGCAGCTTCCCGGACAGCCGCATAGGCTAAATGTGTCTTACCGTTGCCATAGGGTCCCATCAGCAGCACCATGAAGTAGCGGGCGCCGTAGACCAGGGCCTTGACCGAATCGAAGGCATCCTCAGTACCTTTGACGCGCTTGAATGTCTCGAAGGTGGCCATGCTCTGAGTGTCAGGTATACCGGCGTAGGCCAACCGCCGACGGGCCTTTTCGTCCTCCTGGGCGTTACAGTTCGGGCAGGGAACGGTCGCACCATAGACGCGGTTGCCATCCTTGTCCGTGGAGATGGGCTGGACCCAGCCACCATCACGACATTTGATACAAGCGGCCTCCCGGCTACCGTCCTGGAGAGAGGGAACCTGGGGATCAACGATGCCCAGCTTCTCCCGCCAGAGTTCGTTCCGCTTGGTCAGTATGTCCCGGCGCTCCCTGGCCGGCATGTGGCGATCATCAGGGAAGAGTTCGGGGTGTTCTGCCTCAAACTCGCCGCGGGCCTTGTTGTACTTCGCCATGAAGTCTCCGCTCATCGTCTTGTTGAAGACCTCATCAGTCGTTGAAAAGGGTTGCTGGATCGGTATAGCCTGCTGCCGGGACTCTTTCATGGTTCACCGTCCTTTTCGCTGCATTCTTGAGCCAGTTCTTCAAGGCCGACTGTGGAGCTTTGAGCTTCTTGTGGTGTTCTTTGTACCAGGTTTGGCAGTCTTCCCACTCAGTCGGGATGTCTATCCCAGGGAATCGCGGTTTCAAGGAATCCAGAAAGGGTATATCGACGCCCTTATACTGAGTCTGAGTCTTATCTGAGTCTTTACTGAGTCTTATCTTATCTGAGTCTGAGTCTCGCGCGGGAGGTATCGATACGGTATCTGGTGGGTATTGATAGGGTATCGATACGGTATTGTTGTACTTCAGATACCCTCTCACCAGGGTGTCATCGGAGATTTGACTGAGAGCCTTGGCTACTGC